AACCCACTGCTTTCAAGAACAAATCGTTTGCTCTTTAAAAAATCTTCATAATTCATTTTTAAAAGAAGCCCGGTGCACCCTTACGTCAGCTGAAGGCAAGCTCCTTTCATTTTTTATTTTTTATCTTTGGAATTTAGCCAGTAGAACTACTGGTGTGTTAGAATCAGTGATAGTTTTCTTCATTGAGTAAGTCGTTGAATTTTTCCAACGCCTTAATAGATACTTTGTTATTTGCTTTTTCTGGTCTGATTGATACGTTTAAGTGAGTATCAATAATGTGCGTCAACTCTCTTGCAAGTGTTTTCTTTCCTTGCTGAAGTCCCTGTCTGTATGTCTTGGGCTGTTTATATTGCCCTGTTACTTGCTTTCCAGCTAACTGGCCACCAGCTGTAATGTTGTACATCTGGAAGCCTTTATCTGCAAAAGCCTTGATTGTTTCAATTTCTTTCTGGTCAAGTTCATCCTTTCTACATGTTCTATATGAAAGTTTCCATCCAGTAGGATTACTTTCACTGTAAAACTTATGCTTTTTAAGGCTTAATGCTATATGGTCATATTCTGCTAAATGGCTCGCACATCTCTCACGAAGTCTAAGCGCTTGTCCCACGTAGCTGCGTCGAATCCCTGCTTCGTCTATCCTATAAAAAGCATATATGCCACTTGTATTTGGTATCGAAGGGCATATTGATTCAATCATTTTTTCTCTCGCATTTTTCATTGCATATATTTTTTTATAATTTACTTTTTGCATTTCTCCTGCCCCTTAACGGTGTGGTTAGTATTTCTTCGATAGACCATCCTAATTCTTTTCTATGATATAAACAGTGTGCGTTTATGCCTATAATTTCAGCCCATTCAAGAACTCTATACTTTTCTCCATTGTATTCCCATATTGCAGATTCAGATAAATTCTTACATCTCTTGCTACAATAAACAGCGTCATTGAAATGTCCACCTCTCTTGGCATTAAAAGGTTTGTTACAAATTGGGCATATTTTTGTATAATCTTTAATAGTTGGGTGATCTTTGTAATAAAGAATTTTACCGCATCTTGGACTGCACGTCTTTTGCCCTTTTCTTTGCTTTAGTTCAAATTGTTTTCCACAAACAGGACATATTAAACACTTGTTTTCTTTTGGTATAGAGTTTCTTTTATTTTGTGCCTGCTCAGCATTTGTAATAAAACGGCAGTTATCTGGTTCATAATTTCCGTTTACGTCTATTCGGTCAATGGTTAAGATATTTATTCCATTACTTGTTTTTTCTTCCTTATATCCATTCTCAATTGCCCATTTGTAAAATAATGTGAAATTATTTTTCCATTCATCACACATTACTATTCCCCCCGCCCGCCGTAATTTTTGTACGATTTACATGTTTTACAATAGCAACGATATTTAATACTCTTCCAAAGTGGGTACAGCCTTCCACAGTTATTAGATAGCCCATGTTTTCTGCTCATATTGCCAATAATTTCTCTATGCAGACATCCACATGACTTCGTTGTTCCTCTTTGTAACCCTGCTTGTCTTACAATAGTTTTATTTCCACAATCACAAATGCATTCCCAGCGCTTTGTTCTAACCCCTTTGTCTGAAATAGTATCTTCTGCTCTTTTTATGACGGTGAGTCTCCCGAATTTCTTGCCTGTCAAATCAATAGTTTTACGCATTAAAAACTCCTTTTTCTGCACACTTCCTCATCACGAAAACTTTTCTATAATTCCTCTAACATCCCCCCCTTTCAATCTGGTCAATGAGTTTCTTGCATTCATCTTTAACATAGGCAAGTGAACGAATTTTGCAATCTGGATCTTTATTTAATTCTCGCCAGCAATCTCCCATTATTTTAAGCATTTTTTTGAAGTCTGGTTCTTCTCCGAAATACTGTTCTGCTGTCTCAATATCATAACCATCGAAACAATGAGCACAGTCAAATCCAATCCACCATGTATCATCATCGTCACAATCGTGTAGAAATGGTTCTGAATAAGTAACTCCACCATGGCAGTCAAGATAACCTAAATCATCAACAATTTTCTTTGCCAGCTTATGGCTGTTAGGTATTCCAACGTATCCGCACCTGTATGCTCTAGGCATGAACAGGACTACACATTGGTAACCTTTATACTCGAATTTAGTTTCTAAAACTGGTTCCATTTATTTATCACCCCTCCTTAACTAAACGGAAATTCATCTTCCATACCGCCTAAATCCGGCACATCCATGAAACTAGGTTCTGGCGGCGGTACTGGTCGTGTGTCTGTTTCCTGTGCCTGTGGTGACTGGCTTTTTCTTTCTGCAAATTCATGTTCTGAAACAAGGCAATCATTTGAGTAGACTTTTTCGCCATTTTTGTTCGTATAGTTTCCAGTCTTCCATTCTCCACGCACATTTACTTTCGTGCCTTTTTTAAGATATTTCTCTGCGAATTCTGCATTTTTTCCAAGACATACGCAAGCAATAAAGTCTGATTTTCTTTCTGTATTCTTTTTCACTCTTCTCTCGACAGCCAAAATATATCTTGCAATTTTGGTGTCATTTGTTCCCATTCTAATATCTGGGTCAGCAGTTAATCTTCCAGAAAGAATAACAATATTCACAATTTATCACCTCTCAATCTGAATGTCGCACCTGATAAGTGCGTGTTTGATTTTCTTTGTATTTCCTGTTACGCTTTCTTCTTTCCCAATAACAAAGGAAATATCATCTTCTGTTACGTCAAATCCTTTTGTCTTGATGTGCTCAACAAGGATTTCTTTGATTTCATCTGTGCAAATTCCGATTGTTATTTCCAATGGTGTTACCTCCCTGGTTTGTAAGCTGGTGGCATTGGTTGCCATGCAATGACTGGGTAATACGCAAACCCATACGCTTCTACGCTTCCCCATTCGCTGTCTCCTAAATAAGTAAGACTTGTTGGTAAAATAGCCCCCTTAATTGTAACTGTATATTCTTTCCAATCTCCGGGATTTTCTCCTTTGTCTGGTTCCGGCGGTAACTTTAAATCTGTTGGAATCCACATATCCGCAGAGCTGTAGGAACAAATCAGTTCTTCAACTTTCTTGATTGCATCATTCCAGCCTTTGTCGTACTTACATTCCTGTTCGGAAAGTTCTGGCTTTTTCAGCTTGTCAAGTGTTTTTAAGAAGATTTTCATTAATAATCATTCTCCTTTCAATCATTCAGTCGAATTGTTTTCCTTATCATCTTCAACTGCTTTCCAAATACAATCCATAAC